CCGGTAGCGCTCATTTCTGCTAATTTCTTGCGAATTATTTCTTTAATTTTTTCCATTTACAGTTTCTAACTCGTTAATTAAATCATAATACTGTAACAAGTCAACTAAATCATTATCGGAAATTTTAGCTGTTTTAGCTGGAACTTGGATAAGATTGATAATTTCGTTGATTTTTATTTTGGTTACTTCGTTTTGGGTTTTAGCATTTAATGTAGCTAATTCTTCTTTAATTTCAACTACTTTAGCAGTATAAAATTCTTTTAAACGGGGTTTGTTATCAACCGAAGTAATAAATTCTTTAAGAATTTCTTTTTGGCGTGGGTGTAAATCGTTGTATTTTGTATTGAAATTTTCTAATACCATTTTATACGCTAAAAAACGAACATCTTTATCGGCATTTTCAAATTCATTCATTACCTCATCACGTACTTTACTTTCAGTAATTTTAGCAGCAGTTAAATGCTCTAAAATAGTTACTTTATTGTTAATAGTTTGATCAGGATCAATAGTATGTTGAGCGCTTGCGATTTCGGTTAACGTATAAAATGCAGCAAACATTTTATAGTTTGGTAGCTTGTGATTAAAAAACTCATTTAAATCGTAGTGTTTTTGAATCTCGTTAATCAAATTATATTTTTGACGTTTAATAGCTCCTCTATTCAATGTTTTAGAAGATTCGATTAATGTATCTACTACAACGTTTGCTTTACCTTCAGTTAATGATGTTCTTTTAAGTAACGTTTCATATAACTTATACTCACGACCTAATTCCGATTGAACGAAATATTTTTTAAGTATATCTTTAGCTGGTGAGTCCTTACCATCTAATGTATCAGTGGTAATTTGACGAACTAATAGTTCGAAAAGGATCCCAGTATTTTTATACTTTGAATGTTTAACTTGCATTCTTGTAAATATTTGTTTATTTATAAATATATAGAATTTTCTTACTCTCGTATCTGGGATTCGTCTAATAGTGAATTCCCTCTAATGTCTGATTCAAAAATCATTTGTTTGTGTTGATTTTTGATATCGTTAAACATTTTTTTATTGGGATTAGGTCTACCTTTGGTTTCAAGAGCTAATGGGCTACCACCTTTATATTGAGGTCTAATTGAATCTGATTCGTCTCCATCTTTTTTAACACCATCTGAACCGATTCTGTCTTTTCCGAATGCGTTATCTTGTGTATTTTTATCAGTTACTTTTTCTGAGGGGCGGCCTAAATCTTTTTCTTCATCATATCCAACAGGGACTTCTGTTGCTTCATACCTGCCTCTACCATATAAAGAAGCTAGATCGTGTGGTGTGCCGTATGATTTCCCAGTTGTAAGAGGATCATTACCTTCGTTTTCAATTTGTGCAATACGGAATTTACGTTTAGCATCTTGTAAAAGCAAGTCTCTATATTCATCATATTGGTCTTCACTCAAATGGAATAAATTTTCATAGATCCAATCAGTAGGTAGAAGTTTATTTTCCATCATCTGAGCGGCTAAGTCAACTTTTTCTTTCATTAATGCTATTCGTTCTTGATCATAAATGATTGAAGGAGTAGTTAATGATAATTCAAAGTTTGTCATACTTTCGTCACGGTATCCTTGGGCGTATAAGTGAACTAAAGCAATTTTAGTCAACTCAGATACTACAATACGTTGAATACGCTCAATTGTGCGTGCAAATCGAATATCTTCAGCAGCTAATGTAGCTTTACCTGTTAAATCTTTTTCGTAACCCATAAATGCTTTAGGCACTTTGAGAGCTGCAAATAATTTATCACGTAAGTAGGTAACGTCTTCAATACCTTGCCATTGTAAACCTGCTAAATTATCAATTTTAGTTGCTTGATCATTACCACGTACTGGGATATAGAAGTCTTCAAGAAGGTTTTGCATGTTGTACTTTAAGTTATAGTCACCTGTTTGTTGGTCAATATAAGGAGTACGCTTCATTTTAGAAATTGTTTTCTGCATAAAGTTTTCTACCTCAGTAGGTGCAATATTTCCAACATTAATGTAAAATATGCGTTTTTCAGGTGCACGAACGATACGGTGAATTAACATCGCATCCTCCATCATAATATATTGTTTAAACAATTTACGAGCAGGCTCTAAATATGATCTACCATAAGGTAAAAAGTTAGTATCCGTTAATAAACGGAAATGTGACATTTCGTAATTGTCAAAAAAGATTGAATTTGCTTGATTACCTGAATTTGGTACGTTGTAGTAACCATAATCTGAAGGGGAAGCAATACCATCTGGGTCAAAACGGAAACGAACTGAATTTGGGTGGTCTTTATCGTATCCGTCTTGTCTTTCAATATGGAATGCATTATAAGGAATTACATTATACACACCAAATTTTTCAGCAATTTCTAACTTCAAGAAGAAATCACCATATTTCAACATATTACGAATCCAAGGCCATAGGTTAAATTCAATATTTAATACATCATAAAATAAGTTGTATAGGATTTTTTGTACATCTTCATCAGATGATCGAATTTGTAATACCTCACCCATGTCATTACGCAATGTACTTTCATCCGCTAATATGTCTAGGGCAGAAGCAATGATAGCATCTGTATCCATTGAGTCATATTCGGAATAAAGTGTGGGGCGTAAAGTTTGGTAATTAAAACTGCTTTGATATCCATAAATTGAGGTATGTGAGTTAGTGTAGATACGATTGAATCTATCTACCAACGCATTAGTTTCATATTCACCTGAAACTTGGATCTTGTTTATATCAAATACTTTTAACTGGTTATCTCCTTCATTTCGGATAATAACATCGGTTGAAAATAATCGTTGTAATCTACTAAATAGTCCTGTATTTGCCATATTTTATCTTATTAACCAAGAAATATCTTCTTTGTCGTTTGAGTAAGGGTTATCTATTTGAAATGGGTTATTATTATACTTGTCAGCATAATTAGGCCCGTTGGAATAACCTCCAGCATATGTAGTTTTGGAACTTCCAATACCATTTAACATACTTTTAGTCATTTCCATGTTGCTTGTTCTTAATTTAAAAGCGGTATCACGTAAGTAACAACCAATACAAAACGCCATTACTAGATCATCATTGTATCCTGATTGTGCTTCTGCTCTACCGTTTCTCCATATAAATACTTTCATTTCCTCCATTAGGCGAGCAGAATGAAAAACAACTCCTTTATCCATAACAGCTTCTTGGAATTTTCCAATTGCTATAGGACGAGTTGTGTTCGACATTGTAAAGCCTGGGGTCATTTTGCTATGGTCCATATATGGGTCAAAGAAAGAATCTACATTATTTGTACCACCTTTTGGTGAGTAATAGAAATTTTGATAACCTCTGTCTAAAATGGTTTGTACGGTTGACCAACCTATGCTTTGATTTTCGACTGCTAACAATGCATTATTATATTCCGTTGCAATGCTTGCTAACAAATTTCCGTAATCTTTTGTATTAATTTGGCCCTTATATTCACCTACCTGAGTGAAGGTTTCAACATCAAAGATGTGAAACGCCGAATAATCCTTGCCATCGCCACGAGCTACATCAGCTACGATCAGATAACTCCTCGAATAATCCGCTGGTTCCCAAATCCATAGGTTTTGATCAATACCACGTTTTTCTAGAGGTTCTTTCACGTGAAATTGTTCGTAAAAAGTAATATCTTCTGGGGTGAATACTGTATCACCAGATGTTGTAAAGTCACAGTCACATTCCTGTGCTGCCATTCGAATACCTAAATCTTTATCTTGTTGATCTCTCCATGATTGATCTCGTTCAGGGTGAACTTCCCAAGGTAATCTAATAGGTAAGAAACTATTATCGCCCATTTCAGCAGCAACCCATGTCTGATGGAACCAGTTACCTGTACCATAAGGTGTAGATAATGCAATACATCCACCACCAGTAGCTAAGGTTTGTTGAGCTGAGGCCCAAATCTCACCAATGTTGTGAATAAAGGCAGCCTCATCTATAATCAATAAAGAAACGGCTTCTGATCGACCTGCATCTGCTGATGCACCAACTGCTTTAATTTGAGATCCATTTGGCAGTCGAAGTGTTAATTTATTTGCCTCGTCAGGTTTATTTGCAAATTTAAGCCAGGAAGGTAAGCTTTCATACATGAATTTTACCTTAGTAACCATGTTTTTAGCGGTTTCCTGTTTTGTTGCAATACAAAGGATGTTTTTATCTTCATGGAAGATCATCATCCACAGTGAATAACCTGCGGCTAATGTTGAGATACCTAACTGGCGAGATTTAAGTACTATTGAGTATGGGTTCTCTTGGAATAGAGTAAGTACTTTTTCTTGGAATGGATAAAGGTTAAAAGGCATTCGCCCACGCTTCGGATGCTGGATCTGGCAGTATTTTTTCATAAAATATGCCGGTGATTGGGCACACTTTATATACTCCTCGCGGACGACTTGTTTTAAACTTTTTTCTTCCATTATTTAACTGCCACCAATGTAAGAATAACAAGTAGGGAAGCCACGAATCCTCCACCCAACCATTTAATTCCTTTCTTAAGGTTTGTATTTTTATTGGTAAGGTCAGTTACGTCTTTTTCAAGACCTTTAATTATTGTATCTTGTACAGTAACAACTTTTTCATAGTCTGCTACTTGTTTGATATAATTTTTTTCTTTAGCTATGTAAATATTGATTGTGCTATCTTTGGCGTCAATTTTTTCATTTAACTGCCATACCATTTTGTTTATTACTTTCAATTCAGCAATAGCAGAATCACCTCGTGTGAGGTCAATTGCAATTGATCGTGCTTTATCGTGTGAAAAACAAATTTTATCTGTAACGGTCTGAGAAAAACTGTTCGAGCTCAGAATTAGAAGCACTAGTAAGATCTTTAATTTTGTTGCCATAATATGTGCGTGTTTGTTGTAGCTCTTTTTCGGTGTGTTTAATTTCTATATTCAATGAATCAACAATATGATTTTGTTGAGCAAGTTGTTTATTTAAAACTTTTTGACCAAATTTTAATAATTCAATATTATTTTTTAGTCGTTTAATTTCTTGTTTTTGTTTAGCATATTTGTCAGTTGGTGTAGGTTTTTTAACATCACACTTAACTAAAAATACTAGTAACAATAAAAGTATCCCACCTATGATAAGATGGGATAACTTTAGTTGGAATGTTTTATTTTGGATCATGCTTCAACTTCTCTACCAGCAGCACGTTTTAAATCATCCATCATGGATTTAGCAAATTTAAATTTGTCTTTTGCTAGTTTTAA